ACCTCTTTATTCGAGCCTTCAATCAGGCTCTCATGGACTCTGTGGAGTCTTTCTACCAGGGCTATCTGCATATTGAGAACAACAGCCAGCCTTCTCTCTTCCACCGAGAGATCCTCATTCTCATTGAGATCCTCAAGAGGTACGCCGTTAATTGTTCGAAGAGAATACGATACAGTTAAAGGCTTAATTTCCAGAAGCCTATCAGTCTCGCCAGACTTCATAATCGTTTGCATAATCTGCTTTTGCTCGCCTATGCTTAGAGTAGATACCTCGAATACAAAGCCATTAATCTTTTCTTTTTTCGTCAATTTACCTAAGAAGATCAAGTCCTTAAGCGAAGCAAGACTTATCTTTTCAGAAGAATCTTCTTCTTCATCTGGAAGATTCTGCGCCAACCTCTCCATTTCTTCGATATTCACGCTATCTGATTCATTGCTCAATACTTTTCCGGGTCTCTTATGCATATTTTAACTCCATTTATAAAGATATTGTACGTTTTTTCTTTAAAAACTTTCCCACTAAAACAAAAATGCCGCCCAAAAAGAGCGGCATTTTTGCATAGATTTAATTATCTTTAGTAAGCGGCAGAAATCAGCCCAGGGAAGTCAAGAGAGCCTCTGCGCTCGCCAGAGTCGGCTGCGGTCTCAATACTATCAATATTTCTGCCCGGGATCTCTCTGGAGCCTTGTGTGCCTTGGCTTAGGGCGATGGCCTCACCGGCTCTCGTTGTAGAGATATGCTCGCAGTGTACAGTTGCACTTTCTGTAATAGTATAATCACTAGAAGTATAGCTCTTTCCAAGAGAGGTAAACCAGCAGTTGTGGTAAGTCGTTACCACAGCATTATTTCCATCTCCAGTAAACTTATCAATCACAACAATATCAAAAGGCATCCTTTGAGACTGAATATTTCTAAATCCTCTTGAGAACGCCTCAGGAAGAGATAGCCCATCGAAAACTATCCTCTGAATAGTTAAATTAAACGTAGAAGGTCCCTGAGGAACAATTTCAATTAGCCCATCTGTTCCTACTTCTGACATGGACTTGAGAGGCCTTGTTTGGGCCTCTTGGAAGCTCTGAATTGCACCAACAGGCTCATTGTTAACATAAACAATGATCTGTGTTGATAGTCCGGCGCGAGTCCGACCGCCTGTTTCTGGCGGCGGGCTTCCGTCGAAAAGAGTTCCTGTGCTAGGGTAATCTGCCATTACTTTCTCCTATTAAATGACGCCAACTTCGATGTCTATGAAGACATAGTTAATGGGGTAAGCTGGAGCAAATTGCAAAAAGACGTTGATCTGTCTCGGATCTACCTTGTCCTGCTCTACTCTAATGTTTTTAAAGCTTGTAACCAAACCTTGGCCGATTAAGCCATTCATAATAGTCCTTACCCTGCCACCCATAAGGATATTCGTATCTGCGTTTTGGACTCCACCAATAAAGGGCCTTAGAGAACTACGAAGGGTCCGCTTAACTGAATCTCTGATGAAGATGATAGAAATCTCTTCATCCTCAATAAAGCCAGATGTGCTGGTAGTCCTTCCTGCCAAAACTCTTCCGCCTCCTGTTATTGGCTGCAGCACTGTTGCGCCGACTCCACCAAGCTGATTCAGAATTGTTGGGCTATAAACCTTATCTCTTGTGATGCTAAATCCTGATAGAGGCTTGTCTGTAAGCGGAATTGCCACGTTCTGCTTAGCCGATAAGAATCCGGCTGCCGCAGCTCCCTGGTAGAAACCGTGAAGATTTACATTAGTTCCGTTTACGTTTCTAACAATACTATCGGGGAAGAGGTAAACGGACCTGTTGCTAGTGTAGTTATCACTTAACTTGAAGTTAACTAGATCCTCTACGTTTCCATCAAGAATCTCTTCCGCGTCATCTCCCTGGATACCTTCGATTATTCCGATATCTTCTATCGCAATCTCTCTTGTTCCAATGAGGGCAGCAGGAGTTACTCCTATCTGCGCGCCAATGAAGGCCATTCTTTCTTTGCGGTTTGCAACAGAACTCATGTTCTCACAGTGATTTACAGTTGCCCTAAAGATTGAAGAGATCGCCTGATTCGGAAGAGGGACAATTATTTGAGCCTCTGCAGCCTCCATTGCCTCAAGTGCATCAAACCAATTTGTATCAAAAAAGTCTGCATCATTCTCGTCAATGTAGGAGATCCTGAGCCCATCGCCTTCCTTTATTACTCCGCTGGATACTAAATCACTGTGTAGGAGAAGGAGCGCATCATCTGCGTTTGAATCTTCCGGATCCTTGATGAAGAATTGAATATCAGAGTAAGAGCCTTGCAGGTCCAGAGGAGAGCCATTCTCAGCTGATACCAGAACCAGTGAGTCATCAGTTACCGAGTCAATTACCAACTCTACAGAGGGAGTCCCTAGGTCGACTCCGAATAGCTCCATCGAGATATCTTCTACAGAGGTGTGTACTATACCTGTGTCGGAATCTTCCATGCTAGATATAACGATTACGTGTCCAACGTTATCTCCGTCGAAGTCTATCTCTGGAGTTGTAAAGTATTCTGAGCCAGACTCGACATCTAGGCTTCCCTCATCTCCATTTCCGACCACTTCCAGTACAGCATCAACAACAGTATATGAGAATGCGCTGTCTGAGCTATCGATCCATTGACCTTGCTGAATGTCAGTTGTCAGTTGAGAATTATAAAATGCAGACTTATTTGGGAAGACCTGTGTTTCTTCTCCATCTCTTATTACGAAAATGTTTACCATTGTGTCGGGGTCAGGACGACCATTTCTAAGTCCAGTTAAAGGCCTTGGAATAGTGAACCTGAGATCATCAACCTCACATGCATCAGCAGATAAGGTTCCGGAATCATAACAAGCGGAGAATCCACCTTCTCCAAGAGAATTCCTTTCCTCAAGAAGAGTTACAGAAGTTCTGCGCGGAACAGGCGGTTTGCACTGTAGGGCTAAGATTCCAGGCGCTCCATTCTCAAGGGCGATCTGAGTTCCTAGAGACAAAGTATTCTCTACGCTGGGAAGGCCGTGCTTTCTGAACAGGTCAGATGCTTCAACGAAAAACTCTGGATCATTCAGATCTATAGTCGCTATATATTTAGCCTCAAGAGTATCTCCACGCCCAAGAGCACGGGAGCTAATGTCTACAAAAAACTTATCGCCAACCTCAAAGCTTGTTGCGCCCTCTTGGATGCCGAGCAACAGAACTCCGTTGTTCTCTAGGAGGTGGAATGTTAGACCTTCAGCCGCTAGGCCGGTCACAGAGGCACCTGAAGCTTCTTCTAAGTCTTGGAACCCTACCGTTGCATCGTCAATGCTGTGAAGGCGTACACGTCTTGTAGAGGTAACCTTGCTGATTGTAAAGAGGCCTCCATCGAAAGCTCCTCCGTTACAGATCAATACCGTCTTTCCTACATCTGCGCTTGAGAAGTTACCCTCAGAGGCAGGCGCTCCGGTTAGGCCATTATGTGTAACGGACGGATCATCGATCAATATGTTAGTCGCCCTAATGTCCCAATCATATAAGTCTGCTTCGTCCCAAACCGGTGAAGCCGGGCCTAAGCTATCTGTAGTTACGGTAATTGTAGTGTCAGTTCCATCATATGTTATGGTCTCAATCTCGTGACCAACATATCCGTCAAGACACAGGAAGTCTCCCGGCAAAGCCTGACCTTGGCTGACCAAGTCAGCACCGGAAACCATGAATGTGTCACTCGTAGCTAGCGTGTCATCTCCGTCCCTTAGGACGACGCTGCCACGGGGGAAGTCTGTAACGGAAACACTTCCACTCGCAACGACAACTCCGTCATCACATTCGGACAGATTTCCTGATACAGCTCCGGCTGTACTTGTAAAATAAGCACTTGAGAATGTAAGGGGATTTCCAAAGCTATCATAAAGCTGACCAGAAGTATCTCCAGTCGCAGTAAATGTGGCTAGACCGGGAATAGGATCTCCGTTAGAATCCCTTACGACACTTACACATCTTATTGTCCAGCGCTCACTAGGGGCTGAATCATCGAGAATATCTAGAGTTAAGAGAGGATCGCAGCTATCATTATCTACTAAAATGCCGGTTCCTACGTTTCCAGAGCCTGCGGAATATCCCTTTCCGTCTTGATCTCCAATTGAGGCTCCACGCAGCTCGATGCGACCATTGGAAATATCTAGCCTATAATCAAACGGGGAGCTAACTCCTGATGAATCAATGACCTCTTGCTTTCCAAAAAGAAGAGTTCCATTTAGCCTAAGCTCTGTTCTGCCACTTATTACGGGAACATTGGATAGCTCAAAAAACCGGCCATCACCAGAGCCTGTCGGGCTCCAGCTTGACTCTCCATCCGCGCCGCCGCCTGCAGCAGACTGAACAATGGTTTCTTCTCTCAGGCCTTCGCCCAATACGGAAACGACTCTTATTCCGCCTGGAATAGAGACGCTGCGAGATACAACTCTATCTCTTGCAAATGCTCCAGGCTGTATAAAACCCGAAATTCCTGGTATGTTAGCCATCTAAGATCCTCCGTTTTAGCAATAACTCATCAAATTATATATTATTAGTAGTTTCATTTTTAATCTATTTCTGTTAAATCAATTATGTCATCAAATCTTCTTTCGAGGAGATCTGCCTGTGTTTTTTCGCCTGGAACAGGGTGCCAAGTGGGCTCCATAGTAAAGACTATCTTCTCAACTATATTTTCAATGGGCACTTCCACTCTCCACTCCGAGTAAGTGGACAATGATAGTGTTGTACTATACACATAGTCATTAGCATAAGGCTCTGCATTTTCAGCGCCTATTGAAAGCTGATGAATAAATAAGCCATTTGCCCTTAGCTCATTCCATAGAGAATACTGAAGGGCTAAAGATACAATATCTGTTAGCTCCTGAAGCTCCGCTTGGCTCTCTGAGTAAATTCCAACGTCAAATCTGAGATCCCACCTTCCAGCATACACTCTGTGAGTAGGGGTGCTAATCATCCTTCTTGCGCCATAATCTGTTTCGAGTAGATCAGTCCTATACTTATAGGTCATATTCTGATTAAAGGATATAGGCTTATATGAGCCTCCGTTCGACTTAATTACAATTGCCGGAAAAAATTTGACCTCATAACGATATGTGTCACTAATTAAGATCTTTGTAGTGAGGGCGGAATCTATATCTATACCAGTATGGTCTGGGGTAAGAGGGTACCCGTATTCATCTGCTCTATATGTAAAAATGCTATCATTCTTAAAGATCTTTCTCAGACCATCTATAAGAAGAGATTTCGGATGAACTACGGCAGACTGCTGAACAACATTATGATCAGAGAAGAAGCTTGAATATACGATATGATCGCCATTCAAACCTGTTCCTGATAAATTCTGTTCATCTATCATATAAGAGCCTGCGATTATCTGAAGTTAATCGGAAGATATTTTAATACTTTAATTTCAGCTGATTGTTCGCAAAAATGAGCGATTTCTTTAACTAACTTGTCGAGCCTTTCTCTGTCGAGCAGCTCATGTTCCTTTAAGGAGATCTGCTTTTTAATTGTTAGCTCTACGATAATATCATCGTCATTATCATTATTACTAGATAAATTACCAGAAACCATTTCAACAGAGTTCTTATCTCTTACTAGAGAAAGCTCCGAGCGCCCATCCTTTTTCAGAATGCCTGATAGGTTCTGAATCATTTTCCCAAGAATATTGTTTTCTTTAATTTTATTATTTACAAATTTAATAACAAGCACTTATTTAACCTCATATTCACGATCCGCACCTTTAAGCTCAATAGTCCTATTTATTGGCTTAAAATTCTTATGTATATATTCTACTCCGTATCTCCCCTTAGGCAGCCTTACCTCCCAAAACCCATCTGGATTAGTAAGGTGATCCTTCACGATTTCGTTCTTATCATCATAAATCTTTACGGATACCTCGTTCAAGGGTCGCTTCTCTTTATTGACGATGTATCCGAATACCCGGATATTTCCCAGAAGAAGTTTTTTAACTTTTTGTTGACTAGCAGAATTTTGAGGGCTATTACTCTTAACAACCGGTGCAACTACACGGGACGATGGTTCCGCTGCTGCAGCTGAGGTCTCAAGTCGCTGGAACTTCGAGAACTTATTGCTAAGGATCTTTACGTTATCGTCTATGACCTGTAGGCGCTTGTCCATTAGGTCGATCCTGTCAAGGATTTCGTAGATAGCATCGATTGCTGAGATTTCTTTTTTGTCCGACATATTATAGCGCCTCGATAATATTGTTGACCTCTAAGATACCAGAGAGGGTATTTGTTGCTGAATTTTCTTGCAGAAGAGTATATCCTCCCGCTACATCAATTGATCTTTGGCTGATGTTATCTGTGATTAAGATATTTTTAAACGTATTGCCCTGATTTAAGTATGCCACACATTGCTGGTAGCCAACTCCATCGAAATAGCAATTCTGAATAATTATATTTTGATAAGTGCCACCACTGTCGTTTCCTATGTGAAAGGGCATTTCATTTTCTGCGCCAGTATATGCAGCGGATGATGAGTAGTCTGCCGCAGCAATAAAGCGAAGGCCGTCAAATTTAACACGAGCCTTTGTTGCTCCTGTGTTTGTTATGTTATTTGTTACCCTGAAAACGGTTCCAGACTTACTGGTTGGCTGACCTGTGATTCCCTCAAATGTCAAGTTGCTTATATCTACTCCATACTGTATCGAG